CAGGAGGGCATCCTGCTATTTTAGCCAGGTGGCAGCACCAATCATGGTGCGTCGGTAGGCCTGTAGGGTTGGGTTGGGTTGCGGTTCATCGACAAACCCTACATAGCCGGCTACTTGTGGTGTGCCCAGTCGGTTAAGCATTTGCAAGTCCAATTGTTGTAGCAGGACTGTGGGTATACCTGTTATAGCTGCAACCTTTGCCAGTGTTAGAGGCTGGTCAGGTACAGCTGCATGCTCAGCCACTGTAAGCGTTTCAGCCAAGGTAGCTTGGTGGACATGCTTGTGTTGTAGTGTCGGAACCCAGCCGGTAGGCAGGATGGGTTTCGGAGGGGCTTTGTTCCACGCAGAGATGAACCAAGCCTTGAAAGCATCAATGCGGATGGTGTCCACTATGCCAAGGCGCTGTCCTTCTGGGATATGTTGCAGCAATGGCCACCAATGGCGCATGGCGGCCTGCAATCCAGGAGGATTCAGTCGCCTGAGCGTGCGTTGCAATTGCGGATCTATAGGGGAGGTCTTTTTTGGGTGCCCAGGCATGACCCATGGGAGCAGTGTTGGATGCTGCCTTAGATTATCTGAGAGCAGCGCATCCCAGCGAACAAACCGGCCGTAAGTCCATTTGTACCATGATGAAGCACACCAGTGTACGGCCTGAAGTACGGGCTGTGGTGCTGCACCACGGTTGATGAGCTCAATCCCTACACGTACAATTGCTTCACCCATCCCACTGGGATCTGACAACGGGTCTTTATACCAGTTGCCATTTATGAAAGCCACGACGTTTGGGATCAAAGGCTGTGTGGGACCAGCATCATTGTGGCATAGGTATTGCAGGAATTCGTGTGATGATGGGCTGATCATTTGTTTCCGGGGATTGAAATGCCAGCCTGCTGCAGCGCCCACAGCGTAGTAAAGCAGTGCATCAGTTTCGTTGCAAAAGAGTGTATCCTCGTCGTCTCCACACATGTGTGTACTGGCAGGTTTTTTGAACTCGTCGGAGCACAAAGCCGCTAGATCTAGCTGTATCTGCTGGTAGATGTGGTGTAGTAACGTGTTATCGCGTCCGGTGTCTCGGTGCCCGGAGAACAATCCATTCAATGGCCTCCACACCGCTCCACCAAGGGCAGCCCAGCGGTTTTGGTGGCTGAGGGCTGTCCACAGTGCAGCTTTCTGTTTGTCCACCCGAATGCGTGGCTCTGGGTATGTCTTCCAGGCGTGGTAGAGTGCAAGGTTGATGGCAGCAAGTTCCCACCAACGGTGTTCCTTGTTGAAGTCGCTGTAGTCGAGTGACAGCCAACAGCCCCGTGCTTTCAGGCTCAGTGCATGCTTGCTGAGCCATTCGAAAACATCGCTTGGGGCTTGCCGTGCAACCATGCCACCCCATCGCATTGCATCCTCCAATCCGAAGCTGGCCCAGGAGCTGATGATAGTGGAGCAATCACAAGCTGCATACAATGCCCTGCGTTTGCGTCCTGGTTCTGGCTTTGTCGAGCAGCGTGCAATACAATGTGGTTGGGTTTCCATCAGCCTCTCTGGGTGGTCGTCTGGGTTGTAGGCATAAACCACACGCTTGTTGGCTCGGTCGGTGGTTCGGTGGAGGGGGGTTCGGTGCCGATCCACGCTGTGGCGTTGGCTACTGCTGCCGGACGGCGTGCTGACTATGCGCTTGGCCCACCACTCAGTTAGTGTGGGGCTGCGTCGTTGGGCCAAATTGCGCAAGGTCCGCAGGGCTGCCATGCGAGCATGTTGCTGGAATGTGCGCTGGTACCATGCATTATTTGTGAGGCGCTGCCGCATCGCATAATTGCTTCCGCTGTTAGCCCTTTCGGAATCCCAGTCAGCATCCTGCAGGTCACGGCCTGCGAATAAGCTGAACTTGCGCAACAGATGAAACAAACGGACGTCCTGGGCTGGGGCACTTGTAGGGAGCAACCGCAGCAGATCCAACTGCTCCTTAAAAAGCTGTATGTCGCACAGGTGTAGGAGGGGGGGGTGTTCTAGTGGATACCCTGTTCCATGAAGTGGTGCAATCCGGACCCAATAGAGCCATGCTACAACGGTATGCTCCTCCGCATCTAGGTTGTTCATAATGGCTAATTTTTCATCTGCACTCAAAGGGGACATCCTGTCCAGCATTGCCAATGTTAATCGTGTTTTTGCTTTGCCCAGGGCGGTTGTGTTCGCCTGTAGAATGGTAGCGGCCTGCAAGGTGCCTGGCCAACTGGGTGTGGGCAGGCGTAGCATAGCCGTCTGCTGTGCAGCAAGCCACTGCCGGACCAGCAGGGGCGCTAGCGTGGCCATTATGCGGTAGCGTTGCAGCTGAGCTGCTTCGGCATGCACGGCACAGCCAGTACATAAAAATTGATCGGGGGTTGTGTAGTTGAGGCGTGTTGAGGCCCCGGATAGCCAGTCCAGGTGTGGTGCCTGGCCCAGCTCCTTCATTGTGTAGGGGCGGCGAACTCCGCTGCTGAGAACACAGTCCCATGTTGTGTCGTCAGGCTGGTAGGTCCAGACTGTTCCACAATGGGTGAGTGTGGTCGTTCGGGTGAGGGGGTGCTGGGCGGTGAGCCAACTGCGCCAGTGGGGCTGTTGCCGGCGAGTTGTGCACTCATCGCACCAGTGCGGTCCTCTTGGGGAAAACCCGAACCTGCAGCGGAGTCGATGTCAGCCTGAAGGGCCGCAGCAGCCTCATCGGGTGGCTGTGCAGGGATGGCGGCGTGCTCCAAATCATGTGGTATTACAGGCTCTGCGTATACCCCAAGGTTTGCTCTGGAGAACGCAGCGACTTGCCGGCAATTCTCCTGCATACCAGGGGATGGGGACCATGCAGCCGCTTCATCTGCATACAGTGCCATCCAGGACCATAGCAGTGGTTGGACCATGGGGTCCACCAAGACACTGAGGGTTTGGAAATCAATGCCAGTTACTGCACCGGCGAAAGTGCGTGCCATTGATTCGTAGCGGGTGGTTTCGAGTTGACGTCCAGCAACAGCAGCGATGGCATTACGGGAGTCCACAATCACCCCCCAAGCATCCCCGAGATGGTCGCGCAGAATGTTGGGGTCGCCTGGTGGACCGGCCGGGTAATTGGGTGGGGGAGCGGCAGGCACTGTGATTAAGTTGCCACCGGGGTGTTCAGGTGGTGCGGGAATTGGGGCTGGCGGTGGTAACGGTGCACCCTCTTGCACGAACTGCTCGAGGGCATCAGTCCAAGTGAAGGGGTTGTGCCACTCATAATGCCAGCTCCAGTTGCCACGCAGCTCATGTGCATTGAGTGCTTGTAGGACACCGCGTGTACTAGGTAGTTGGAAAAGGCAAGTCCAACGACAGTCCCCTAAGTTGTGGGTCAGGTACTGTGCATCAGCCGGAACATGGCGGTAGCTGAGCCGTGCACGATACGGCTGAGGTCGGTCAGGCCAGTCCTGGCTGAATAGTACCTGCGTTATGTTCGGCTGAGCTTTTATAGCCTGTAGGGAATAGAAGGCATCGTTGTCGCTGAGCCGTCCGTCAACAGAGCCTACTTGCAGGTACTGTCCAGGAGCTGGGGCTGTTTTGATGCGGCATGGTTTGAGTAGCCCAAGCAGCGCAGCAGTGGCAGGAAGCGCATCAAGCCATGGGAGTGCTTCCTCAGATTCGATCGGCAAGAATGGGCCGCCAGCAACGGTGGGGTTGGGGGAGAGAGCCATCCAGGCCTCGGAGAAGGCTTCAGACCACCCCAATTTACTGGCCAACAAGATGGTAGCGCATGTGGACGGGGCTCCGTCTGCGGAGCGGGTGTGGAACTGCCGCTGGTGCTTGGAGGCACGCTGTGCGAGTTGTCCGGTTGCACGGGTGACTAAATGTCCTAAAGCGACTGAAGAAACGTTCTGGAAGGCTGAAAAGAAGACAGAAGCGCGTGCAATGCCAGCAAGCAGCAATGACTGTGGCTCATCCATCTCACAGCTG